CGTAGTCAGCACCTTAGAGCCGTTCAAATAGGCTACACCGTTGGCTGTGCCGCCTGACAACGTAGTTGTAGAACTTGCCGAGAAAGTGGTAAAAGCGCCAGTTCCAGGCGTTGTAGCACCGATATTCACGCCATCCAAAGTAGTAGACGTAGCACCTAATGCAACACTTGTTGAGCCAATCGTCACGCTGCTATTTACCAATTTTGCGTTGGTAATAGAGCCAGCCAACATGGTGTTGGTGACAGTCCCAGTATCGCCAGTTGACACCAAAGTGCCATTAGCAAGAGGGATGTTCAGATTGAACGTGGATGCGGTGTTTTGCCCAACAAGGTTAGTCTGACCGCCGCTGTTTGCTTGGAATACTAATTGACCCATGATTGTCCTTTAAGGTGCAATGTAAATGATATTGTTGACAGTCAAAGCGCCTGTCGAGGGGTTGAACTGTAATTTGGTCGAACTGGTTGTTTGAGGCAAATTACCGCTGGTGCTAGAAACAATTGTCGGATACCAAGTCGCATTTGACGTTGTATTGTCTGTAATCGCTGTATTCGTGGCATTAGTTGCCGTGGTCGCTGTCGTTGCCGAACTCGCATTACCCGTCAAAGCACCCACAAAAGAAGTTGATGTAACGCTGGTCAGCCCTGCCAATGTTGTGGAACTCGCACCAAGGGCGATAGCAGTCGTTCCTACGGTGATTGAGGAGTTATTAAGGGCTGAGTTAGGGATGCTGGTTAAAGATGCCCCAGAGCCGCTAAAAACCGTTGCCGTAAGCGTTCCAGTAGATGGATTGAACTGATACTTAGTAGAACTGGTGTATTCGGTTGTCAGATTGCCGCTAGTAGCAGCCGCAAACAATGGGTAGCGTGTTGCGTTTGTGGTTGTGTCGTCTGTGACCGTAGCGTAAGCGGTAGGCGTTGACCAAGTTGGTGCGCCAGAGCCGTTAGAGGTCAGCACTTGGCCTGTCGTTCCTGCCGCCGAAATAGCCAAAGCAGAAGCGCCAGAATAGACGATGCCACCAGCAACAGCGGTTAAGTTAGCGTTTGTGCCGCCGTTTGATAGACCAACTTGCCCAACAATGTTTCCGGCTTGAACTGACAAGATGCTTTTATTAACGTAAATTGCGCCAGTTGACGAATTTACATAAGCAACAGTTCCCAACTTGATTGCGTAACCTGTCGGCGGGATTGTGTTTTGGAAATAGCCAGCAGAATAAGGCGACAAATATAAAGTATCGCCAACGGTGTAGCTACCAGTATTAAGGCCCTGAACAAGACCAATGGTCGTTACATAGCCAGCCGTTCCAGTTGGGATATTTTGGTTGGCCAAGCCAATCACGTTGCCAGTTGTCAGGCTGTTAGCAATAGCAAGGGCAACATTGGGGTATGTATACCCGCTGCTGGTTGACGTTACATAAACAGGCTGTCCAATATTGATAGTGCTGCCAGTATTGTTATAAACCTTTAACTGGATTTCCTCACCAATGTGCAGCGTGTTGTTTGTTACATCGTTATAGTAAGCCAGCGCATTTTGATTGGTGTCATACCACAACCGACCTGCGGTGTAAGTTGGCGCTGAAACAGCCGTAAACGTGGCGTAATTGCTGATCGATGGGTTATTTAGCGTTTCGCCTGTGCTGGTCACACCGCTCAAAGTGCCGCCTGTAATAGCCACAGAGCTGGCATTTTGGGTAGACATAGTACCCAAGCCAGTTATTGACGTGTTAGGAATGGTTGTGGAGGCCGTAAAAGCCCCTGTGCCATTGCCATAAACATAGCCTGTCAGCGTAGTAGCGCCTGTGCCGCCATTAGCCACATTAAGTGTGCCGCCAAGCGTTACAGCGCCAGTTGTAGCGGTATTAGGCGTAAGTCCTGTCGTGCCAGCCGAGAAACTAAGAACGCCAGTATTGGCAATTGTTACTGCGGCTGACCCGTTAAATGAGCCGCCAGATAGTCCAGTACCAATAGTAAGGGCGTTGGGAGTTTGGGCAGTAATCGATCCGCTGCCACCCAGAGAAACGCTAACACCATTGAACGTAACGCTAGAGTTCGCCAAGGAACTATTGGGTATCGCTGCATTGATTTGGCTCGGTGCAATACTAATCGAGGTAGAACCAGCCGATGTTAGCTGACCCTGTGCGTTTACGGTAAAAGTGCCAACACTAGATGCAGAGCCGTAAGAGCCAGCCGACACGCCTGTGTTTGTAATGCTAAACGTGTAAGAACTAAGGGTTAACCCTGTGCCAGCAAAATAAGATGCTGCGCTGGCAAGCTGCGACCAAGTAATTGGAGTCGTGCCAAGCGTTCCAGAAGCGGGAATCGTGCAGACCCATCCGCTGTTTTGCTGAGTTGAGCCGTTCTGAATAAAGATAAACGCCGAAATCAGCGAGGCGTAAGTATTGGCATCGCTAGTGCGTGACCATGCGCCACTAGAAGCTGCGTAAATGCCGTTATTAGCCTGATTAGATTGGTTTTTAACTAGAACTCGGTCGCCAGCTAGAGTCGTATACCCATCAATTGTTTGAAGGCCAGAAAGCGTGATATTGCCCGTTGTAGCGCATTGGGCTTCAGCTTTGATTGCGTAGCCTTGGACAACCATGTCCACATAGGCTTTGTTCGTTAAATCTGTTGGGTTTGCCGCAGTATTAGCCACCGTTCCCGAGGTCGTAGCCATCGAGGTAAAAGTAGCCGCAGCAGGGACAGAACCACCGATAACTGAGCTATCAATGGTTGAATTTGTGATTGTCAGACCCGATTGGATGGGGTTGACGGTTGCGTAAAAGGGCTGACCCTGACCGATAAACGTATTGAACGAATTATCCAAATTAAACAGAGCTTGTACGGGCAAGATGTTTTGGTCAACGGTCTTATTTGGGCCAGCCATTTTCTTCCTTACGATTGGTCAACCGTTGGAGTTACATAGACCAAGTTAGTGCCAGAAGAGGCAATTGCGGTCACATAAACAGGATATTGCATATTAACAGCAGGGACAGCGATCAAAATCGGCGTTGTCATTCCCGCTGGCAATACGAAATCACCAAATGTACCGTCTGTGGGAAGTTTTGCGGCATCACTTGAAATAGTGCTGAATTTAATTGCCACAGTAGCTGTACCAGTATTGGTGCAAGCCACAAAGTTAATCAAATCAGACGTATTTGAGGTCAGCGCAACAGCAGAATGGGCGCTAGTACCAACGGACAAGCCGAGGGTAAGCCCACCAAGTCTGAAAGCAGACGTATTTGCCATGTTAGACAGCCGTTACTGGTGCAGGGCCTTCCAAGCGGGTAACTTGGATGGTGTAAGTGCCAGTATAGGGAGTAACAGAAGCAGCAGTCACGTTAGCAAACTGGATGGTCAAAACACCAGCAGTCAAGCAATCAGCTTCAGCAATCACGATACCAGCAATTTGCGTACCGTTCAGACCCAAGACCACAACGATGTCAGTCGTTTGCAGACCAGGCACAGAGAAGGTTTGAGCAGCGGTAGTGTTAGCAGCAACAGCAACGGGAGCCAGAGTAGGCTGAATGTAGAAAGTTTCGTGGGAATTGCCACGGGTGATTGTCGTAGATGACATTTCGTGTCCTTTGCAAAAGGTTTGTTAATTGTAGCTTTAAAAGCAGAAAAAGCCATCTTTTTTAGGGATGGCTTTTCCTTACTTCACTTCAGATTACAGCAAGGGAGTGCTGAAATCGTAGCAGTAAACGTAGACGTCAAAGGTAGCGCCAGCCACGGGAGTGGTCAAAGCAGTCACGTTGACATACAGCGTTTGTGTGGTCAAAGCAGTTGTTTGTGCGGAAGGTGAAGTCACAGACACGCCGTTGACAGAAGTCAAGTTAGCGATAGTGACAGAACCGTACAAGCTAGAGCCGCCAGAAGTGGTCGAGACACCCACAGCCAAACCAGTTGTAGTACCGACAGCAGCGCCATTGGCGTTCATGTTGGTAACAATCAGGGATTGGGGCAAGAACACGCCAGTATTGATGACGGGAACTGCATAGTTAGCAGAAGTATTAGCACTCACGTTAGTCAGAGTTGCAACCAAACGCAGGGCTTGGTTAGTCAACACGTTTTGTGGGTGTGCCGATACTGTGGTTGATGGTCCTGGATTAGCCATTTTGAATATCCTTTCTTAATTAAGCTGCGACACGGCAAGCCAACTCTGGATACAGAGGAGCCCAGCCATACAAAACATCCAAACGGGTTGGAATTGAATCGTTGTTAATCGTGTATTGCATTTTGTTACTCCTAGCATTTCTGATAGTGGTGCTTCCGCTTCAGGTCGCACTCTAAGGCTTCTTTTGTTATACCCTAGTTCAGACTATCGCATCCCTCGTAAGGGTTTCTTCACTTAGTCGTTCAGGCTGTATTTAAACTTGCCCCTTGTTGTCCGCTGCCGGAGTTCCAAGTCAATCAGAAGAAATTTTCTATTAGATCAAAATCTAAAAGCCGCCAACATTAACGGACTACACGCATCGACAAACCAACTTCCTTATCGGAAGCACGACCAGCGAAATGGACGCCATCAGGCAATTCCAAGTCAGCCACAGCCAAGGTATAAGCATTGCGGTGCATCATGATGTTCTGGGGTGAAGTCACGCCAGTATTGTTGAAGGCCGTAATGTTGGGGCTGTTGTAGCTGGTCACTTGCACGTTTTGGAACTGACCCGACACGATGATGGCGGGGCTGATGTTCACGGTAGTGCCAGTAGTAGCCACAGTCGTGGTGCTGTTCACAACAAAGTTGCGGAGCTTGCCATAAGACTGACGGTTTTGGGGGTTGACTGCGTACACACCAGGGATGGTGAACACATCGCCAACGTTCAGCGTAGAAGCTGTGGAAGCGGTCAACGTCACGTTAGAGCTAGAAGCCCAACCAGAAGTCAACACACCAGCAGAGCTAGTAGAGGCCAAAGTGATAGCAATGGTGTTAGCAGACCAAGAACCGAAGGTTTGCGACACAACGTTTTGGTCAAGTTTCCAGTTCATGCCGCCAGAGTCACGGCCCATCAAACCCTTGCGATATTGCTCGCCAATGGCTTCTTGAGGCACAAACAGACCCTTCAAGCTATCAACGATAGTTGCAGAGGTGAAAGGCTCAACAATCATCGAGCGGCGGCCGTCACGGGGTGCGCCTTCGCTGTCAAGGTAAGCAGCGCCTGTCAGGTATGTAATCAGACCTGTGGGAGGCGTACCAGCAGTACCAACGATGTTGTAAGTATTGAGAGCAGCGGTTTGCAAACCGTCACGGTCAATCTTATTGGCAATCGCAGCCACGGCGGGTTTCAACACACGGTCAGAGAACATATCCAAAGACAGAGCCAAATCTTGTGTAGTAAATTGGGTGTCAACGTGGAACTGTGTTGATAATGTTACTGGAACAGAAGTTTCATTAAAATCTTCAACATTAAGAGCAGGGCCAGTAGTCCCGATGAACCTACCTGGTTTCCTCACATTGACTGTATTACCGATTTTGCCACCAACTACGGCGAACTGGTCGTCATAATTGCGGTCAACTTCTGAAGTAAATGTCAACTCATTTTCGAGAACCATTAAGGCCTCATTAGTAATTTTTGAAATCGTCAATAAATTATTGCTCATGATTTCATCCTTTCTTTAATAAATAAATAATAAAAAGTTAATACAGATAATGATTATCTAATTTTGCCAGCCTTGCGACTTGCTTTCCACTCTGCATAAGTTCCATGAAACTTTCCATCAGCAGTTAATTGAACTTCGGTGCTAGTGCCAGCTTTAATCGGGTTGATTGGCGGGGGTGCTTTTGATCTACCAACAGTATTGCTCGGCTTAGTCTCAGGTTGCTTCTCAAACTTTGCCTCAAGTTTCCCAATCTCTCGCAAGGAAGCAGCGACCGACATGGAAGTGAGCTTTTTAGCCAAATCTGCATCTTCTGCCAAAGCATAAAGAATTCGAGGGCCAACGTCGCTCTCTAGCATCGCATCACGAATATGGTCAGGAACGACCACATCACTAGATGCCACCATATCGTCAAAATCTGGAATCTCGCTTTTCGCTGCTGCCACCTTGTTTGCCCAAGTCGAAATGACTTTTTGGCGCTCTTGGTCGGCCCTGCGTTCTGCTTCTTCCCTATCTCTTTTAATCAATGCTTGCTCAGACGACCATTCCGCTAATGCTTCTGCATATTCAAAAGCGTCACGAAACTGACTCGGCTGAGGCTTTGCGTCAACAGGTGCGGCTGGCTGTGGTGCTGGCTGCGCTTGTTGCTTTAAAGCCCTTAATTCAGCTTCCAGAGCTTCCTTTTCAGCCTTTGCTTGCGCCGCTTCTTGACGGGCTTGCTCACGCTGCTTAGTAATCTCAGAAAACCGCTTCTCAAGTTTAGGATTCTGCTTGCGCTCCTCTACTGGTTTCGCTTCGTCTTTTGCCTCTGGTTCACTCTGCTCTGCTACCTGTTCCGGCTCTGAAGGAGGATTCTCAACTTCAGCCTCGGAGGGTGCTTGGTCAGCTAAACCCATTTTCTGGCTATAAAACTCGGCTGCGTTCTCGCTGGTAATAACATTACCCGCTTGCTTTTCTTCGGCCATGATTTCTCAAGCTCCAATTGTCTCCCATTAACCTAATGGGCAAGGTTTTGTGGTTATACCACTAAATTGCTCTATCCAACGCATTTACAGAGGCTTCATGCTCTGCTTGTCTGTCTAAATGCGCCAGATATAAGGCCAATTGAGCTTTAAGTTGCTCAATCTCCATTTGTGTCTGAGTTTTCAGCACAGTATCTTGTGCCGTGGTGTGCACCTTCATCTCAATATCTTTATTGATTTGAGCATCACGCAGTTCAATATCGTGCGCTTTGTTAGTTTCTTTAATCAGCACACGCTTGGTTTCAGCATCTTGCTTGACCTGCTCAATATCTTGACGCTGTTTAATCATCATCTGAGCTTGTTGCAACTGCTGTGAGAGCTGCTGAATCTGCGCTTGCGAGGCTTTAAGCTGCATTTGCACTTGCGGCGGCACGTCTGATTTTTCGTTAATTTGCGCCATTGGATTAGATGCAGCCAAGCGGTCAGCAATTGTGTCAGCGCCAGGGAAGTCCATATTTCGGAACACCAAATCACCAATGACGTTAAACAACTGTTCATTACCACCCAACAGCGGCAGCATTGCATCGACAGCTTCTTGACGTTTGGAGTTATAGCCTGGGCCAGTATCCATTACCACGTCATATTGCCCAACAGTCATATCATGCAAAACACGATAAACGCCAGCTTCATCACTTGTGGGCTGGTTAATAGCAACCAAATCAGGCTTGCCATCATCCCCAATAATACGCATAACTCGATGTGTATCATAAATGCTTGGAATCATGCCCAGAATAATCTTGGCGGTATGAGCAATTGACTTTGTAAGGTTGTCGTAAAAGTCAAAGTTAGTTAGATCAACCTGTTGCTGCTGACCATTCAGAGCTTTGCCAGACATATTGCCTGGGAGTTGCTGTGAAGGGTCAAAAATGCCCATTAGGGTTGTAATATCTTGATTGATAGCGCCCAAAGCGGTCATAACGCCAGTTGGAGGCGGCTCAGGTTGCAGACGCTGCGGAGGCGGTGCAGGGTTGCCGTCAATGTCGGTTTGCTTGTAGCGCAACAACGGGAACGACTTGATGTTAGCCGCTGCCCATTCACCTTCGTGACCTTCGTCTTGGCCTTCAGCAAGCAGCCATTTGGCCTTTGGAGCCAGCGCCACCGATTCTGTCAGGGTAGTCTGCCAGAAGTTATACATACGCTGTGCGTCTTTTGCGTGGCGAACCATGCCAAACTTCTTGCGCTTGTCACCAATAACAACGTGGCGACCATAAACGGGAACGACAGGGATGTATTCCCCTGCAATATCTTGTTCTTCAATAATGTCGTAAGCGGTCAGCTTGACCCACTTGATCTGCTTTTTCATGGTCTTACGCTCTTTGACCACTTCCAAGCCCATAGCCTCAATGCGCTCAAAGAACTTGTCGCCATCATCAAAGCGGCTAGAGCCATCGCTCAAGAGATACAAAGTCGCTGGCTTGCGCTCAACGTAGAAATACTCGGCAATCCGAATATCCTCTTTTGTAATCCATTCTGACTGCGTATCGCCTGTGCCACGTTGCGTAAAGCTAGAGCCATCGTCCAAATCAGGGTACATATCCCTGAACTTTTCCTTGCTCATCATGCTTGTAATCAGCACTTTTTCAGCGTCAGACCCATCAATGCGCTCAGAGTTAGGGTCAAAGTAGACCGTGAACGGGTTAGGAATCGCATCAATATAGATTTCTTGGTCAAAGCTATCATCTTTGCAGTATTTGGTAATCAGACGCCAGAAGCCCCAACCCATACGCACAGCGTGGTCAAAGGCGGTGTCATAGGCATTGTCAGCATTAGATTGCGTCTCAATGTGGCGAATGATGCCTTCTACGACTTGTGCGGTCTTAAAGTCTGCT